AATCGCGCGCATTCGCACCCATTATACACACGGTTAATCCAGCTTGTCAAGCCCCTTGCCCCCCAACTTCCGTCCGCCGTACCCGGGCCGCACTCGCCCCGCGTACCGCACTCGCCCCGCGTACCGTGTTCGCCCCGCCCCCGGGCGGGCTAGTGGATCGAGTCGAGGGGCGAATGCGGTATGCATATGTAGGTTAAAAAAAGGGGACAGCGCAAGCGCCATCCCCTGTCCGCTGTCCGCATTCGCCCCGCCCTTAGCGGGCTGGTCTCGGGGCGAATGCGGTTTACGCTCCCGCTAGACCGGGAAGTCCAGCCCTTCATCCCCTTTCTCCATCGCTTTCGCGAGGGCTGCCCGTGCCTTCTCCTCCCGAATGATGGCGATTTGCGCCTTGACCTGGGGCAGTGCCCTCCAGGCCTTCCGTTGCTCATCGCTCGCGCTTGCCACCTTCTCTTGCACTGCTGCGAGGTCAATCCCCTTGATCCTGGCAATGGCGGCTGCGAGTTCCGTCGTCCTCGGCTTCGCTTCCCCGCCGCCTCGGCTCGCTTTCCACTGGCCCGTCTTCAACTGCTCGATGACATCCTTCGCCCACTGAATCCCGTCGGCGAAGACGCCCTTCGCTCCGGCGTAGGAATCCCCCACCTTCTGCATTGCGCCGTGGAACATCAGCTCGCGCTTGATGTCGTCACTCAGCTCGTCCACGTTAACCGTAAGCGTTGTCCCGTTGCCGAAGTTGAACTCCGCCACGCCGCTGTCGAAGTCGTATTCCTTCGAGCAGAACTTGACCTTCGCTGCCGTTGCTTCATTATTCTCACTTGCGACTTGATCATTCATCTTCACTTCTCCTAGTTATGCCGACTGGCGAATCCAACCGACGAATGCATCATGCACGAATCCGTCGAGGTTGTCAAGCAACTTCGCGGATGACTGCGTCATCCGGCCGGCGAATGATGCATGTATTCCCAGTCCACATTACCGCACAGCGGGAAAGCCAGGCTCCACATGTCGCGTGCATTCGGCAGAAAACTTCCCACTCTTCCATGAGTCGGTGTTGAGTATCTGGTGTTCGCCGGCGAATGGATACTTCATTCACTTTATACAAAAGGTCAAACATTTCCTCTGGAAGTATTGTTCGAGTTGTAATCTTCATCTTCATCTTCATTCTCCCATGAATTCCTTCCGCATGAGCGCAGCGACTGAATCATCTTCCTCATGCTTTATCCCCTGTTCGCTAGTGCCTGGCCCTACCCTATACTTTTGCAGCATTCTTTCCTCAGCGCTTGTGCTTTCTCCTGTCCGTTGTCCTGTCCGTTGTCCGCCTCCTCCTGTTTGCCTTGCCAACTGTTCATTAATATCTTGCATTAAGCTCGACGTATCTTTCCACTCAAACACTAGCGTCATGCCTTCCCTTGTCGCGGCTATTCCATTAATGACTGCCGCTTCCGATTCATGTCGACGACTTGCCCGCAGTGATTTTGCAAAGTTATACCACATTCCTCGAAAGTGTTTTAGCTTCTTCTCCTCTACGAAATCAAAGCGTAAAGCCTCTGCATCTCCTCCTTTATCTGCAAAATGCGCTACGATGTTAAACAGTGCAACAGGATACCTTGTCGGGTTTGATATTGCAGGCATGGGTTGACTCCTTAGTATGGTGGGCGGCGAGTGCTGCCCGTATCCATTCCCCCATTATGAAATGGGTTGTGTAGGTTGTCAAGTGGTATTATCACATCCTCTGTATTTCATTCCCATTAGAGTTTATTATCGTAAGTATCTTATTCCTATTAGATTCCCTGTATTCTATTCCCATTAGATTTCAGTGCTGTGAGTATCCTATATTCAATATTCCCATTACATTGTAATATCCCATTCCGCCATTCCCATTAGATCTTCATTAGATAGTAGTATCCCGTAGAACACCCCCTTTTGTGCTAGATGTATGAATGGAAAAATAAAAAAAAAAAGAACTACTACTACAGCCTATGGGGGGGTATTCTACGGTACACTACTATCTAATAGAAATCTAATGGGTATTTCGTCATTTATCGTGAACACGATACTACTCCCTAATAGGAATGAAAAAGTATCTAATACGAATTGTATACTAGCAATGTAATACGAATTGTATACCAACAATGTAATGCGAATTGTATAGTACCACTACGAATCTAATACGAACCATCTCCAAGCGCCAACCTTCACCTGGCCACCTCCAAGCGCCAAAGGCCGAGCCGACGGTGCTCGAAGAAAGGCCGGGAGTCCAGGTGCATGACGCACCCAGAGCCCCGGCCCCGAAATGCTAGCGTTTGGTCAGCGCATTCCGGGGGACTTTCATCCCCCGGCCTCGGTTACGCTACTTGCCTTTCGGCGGGTTGAAGGACGCCAGCCCGTCATCGTCGCCGGCGGTCGCGAGGACCGCTTCCGCCCGTGTGCGCCGCGCCTCATCCTGAATCAACGTCACCGCCGCCTGCACCTTCGGCGCATTGTACCAGGCTTTCCGCTGTTCCGCGGTTACCGTCGGCGCGAACACGGTCTCCCGCACTTTCTCCACGGTAATGTTCTTGACTCGCGCGATCGCCTCGCACAGATACGGCAGGCTGTCACCTCCGGCCTGTCCGGTCACAACCATCGAGACCCGTTCTGCGAATGTGGCATCCCACTCGGCACCGGACTTGGACCCGAGCGGGTCCATGATCCACTGCTTGACACCGTACCCCAACAGGAACCTCCCGCTAGGCGTCATCTTTGCCCATACGTCCTTGCCGCCAACTGCCGCGTGGCAGTCGATTTTCGTCGCCTTCCCTGCTGCACTGGAGAAAACCATCTTCCCCTGCTCGTCAGGCGTCTTCGCCCAACTGCCATTGAATTGTCTTGCCATGATGCGAAGGTCTCCATTACTCAGGTTAATCGGGCCTGGTTTCCCGGTCGGCCCGCACTGCGCCGATGAATTCATTATACACGGGCTAGGTACGAATGCAACTAGTGCGTAACTCATTGATTCCATGGGGTATCCGGCCCGCCACCCTTGACCGCCATGCTCCTAGGGCGACTCCACTCAGGAGTTTGCGTGAGGGATTTAAGACCGCGCGGTTTACCCCGGATAAACGGAAGGATTAATTGGCCCCAGTCCTCACTTGCCCCCAACCAACCCGCCCGCCTCTAGGCGGGGCGAATGCGGTATGGGGGCGAGTGCGGTATGAGGGGACAGGCGAATGCGAACGGGAGAGGACTTAAAAGACAGGCTTGACACGAAGCTGCCATTGAGATATGGTTGGAACATGGCGGATATACAAAGACTCTCCCACACGCATGAAGCGTTGATGGACTGGATGTTGGAAAATCCAGGGGCGGCACTTCGGGACTGCGCGGCGTACTTTGGGTATACGCAGGCTTGGGTCTCGACAGTGATTCATAGTGATATCTTCCAGGCGAAACTGAGGGAGAGGCGCGGACACATTGAGGCCGTTGTCGCCGCCGATATCCCGACGAAACTGCGGGCGGTAGCCGACATCGCCTTGGAGAAGTTGTCCGCGGCCCTCGAGGCGAGTGATAATGCAGGGTATATCGCGGAAACGGCGGATATGGTGCTGAATCGATTGGGCTATGGCGTGAAGGGAGGCGGGACGGCCCTGCCAGTCGTGCAGAATAATGTATTCATGGTGGATCAAGGGATGCTAGCTGCGGCCCGAGGAAGGATTGTGGAGGGGCTTCCGACGATAGAGGCAGGGCGAAGTATGGAGGTTGGGCGAAGTATGGAGGTTGTGGGGGTTGAGCATGGCTTGCAAGAAGCACAAGGGCGGGAAGCCGCCGAAAAAGGTTGATGGCTTGGGACGGGGTTGAGCGGCGGACGCTGGAAAGGGCGAGTCGTGCGGACATTACACCAGAACATCTGCGAGATGTGCTTTCCGCCCTTGTGCAGCATATCGAGGAGGAAGACGCGATTGGCCGGTCAGTGGTTGAGCTGCGCGGGTCCGTTGGGTCGATTAGCGGTGAGCTAGCGCAGATGAAAGAAGCGTCGGTGGCGGTGACGGAGAATATGACGCGGGTTAGCAACGGCCTTGCGGATCTTCGCCATGTTGTTCAGGGTCTTGGCACCCAGATTGAATGTCACTTGAAGCAGGCGCAACCAATTATCGAGGCGTCGGAGTCGGTCATGGTACTGGCGAAGGCGGGAAGCATGATTTGGCGGTTGAAGTGGGCAGCACTCGGCGTAGGATTGCTGGTATGGGCGATGCTGCGCGGGGATATGCCGGGCATAGTGAAAGCCTTTAGTCTAATCTTTACTCATACGCCGCCGTGAGCTATCGAGACCTCCTCGAATCCGTGCATAAGGCATTGCACTCTGCAGGAGTCAGTCAGTCCGACACGCACTTTTATCTCGACTGGATTGAGGATGAGGTGAGAAGGGAGAAGCAGGACTGGTGGGCGTGGATGGGAGTGGCGACCGTTGGCGGGTTTACGGCGGGGGCACTGATGTGCGTTTGGAGCCCCGTCATTTGAACTCGCCCGTCGCGATTAATCCCGCGGAAGCCGTCGCCCTCGGCGCGGAATCGCTGGTGTTGTTCGGGCAGGTGTTTTTGCCGAAGACGTTTCGGCAGGCGTCCCCTGCCATGCATCACGACATGGCGGGAATGCTCTACGCACCCACCCGTTACAATGAGTTTCTCTGTTTCCGCGGCTCGGCGAAGACAACACTGCTTCGTGCCTTCACGCTTCAGCGGATTGCCTACGGCATTTCCCGGACGATCATGTACACCTCGTCGAGCCAGGGTCACGCGATCCACTCGATTCGGTGGTTAAAGCGGCAAATTGAGTCGAACCCGCGGCTGGCACCCTTCGCACTGAAGCCAGGGACGAAGTGGACGGATGAGTGGATTGAGATCGTCCACGGAATTGAGGGGCACACGATCAACGTCTTTGCCGTCGGGATTACGGGGCAAATTCGAGGGTTTAACCTTGATGACTATCGGCCGGATTTCATCGTGGCAGATGATATCCTAGATGAGGAAAATACTGCGACAAAGGAACAGCGAACGAAGGTGGCGGATAGGTTCATGGGGGCGCTTATCAACAGCCTTGCGCCGGCGAGTGAAGCCCCGAGGGCAAAGGCGGTTCTCGCCCAGACGCCTTTCAATCGTTACGATCTGTCAATGCTGTGTGCAGCGGACCCGCAGTGGAATACCCGCAAGTACTCCGTGTTTGATGAGGCGGGGAACAGTCGGTGGGCAGTACGGTTTCCGACGGAAATGCTGAAGACGGAGAAGGCAAGCGCAATCGCCCGGGGAATGTATCGGAACTGGATGCGGGAGTGGGAATGCGAAGTCGTTATCGACGAGACTCAACCGTTCGACGTGGAGAAATTGCAGCACTGGTCCGCACTCCCCGACGACTTGACGAAGGTACTGACGATCGACCCGGCGTCGTCGGACTCGAGGAAGGCCGATCAAAACGTAGTTATGGTGGTCGGCGCACGGGGCAAGGATTTTTACGTATGCGGGTACCACGCCGCTCAGGCAATGGATCCGGGGAAGACGAGTGCTAAGTTCTTCGAGCTGGCGATGGCCCACTCGCCCCTTCAACGCGCGGGAGTTGAGGCGGTCGCGTACCAGCGGACCCTGAAGTGGCACATTGAGCAGGAGATGCAGAAGCGCCGGCTGTGGGTGCCGTTGCAAGAGATTAAGGCGACGGAGAGGAAGTCGAACCGGATCATCGCTGCGATTGCGGGGATACTGAACTATGGCCACCTTTGGATCCACCCCTCGATGACGGAGCTGGTGGAGCAACTGGATCGTTATGATCCGGAAGACCCGGATGCGGAGGACGACATTTTGGACGCGCTTGCGATGGCGGTGGTGATGCTGAATCCGGCGCTGCGGGCGTATTCCGGCCTGGATGAGGAAGCGATTGAGGGGGAGTTTAGTGTAATGGACGAACGGGAATACAAACAACTGAGGGTTGCCGCATGTCCCTGAATCCATTCGCCGGCCAGTTTAAGCTAGGCACGGAGAAGCACCGGAAGATCTCCTCGTGGCTCGATGATAGGGTGAACCTCGCGCACGACGCCTACGACAGTCGCTTCTCCGACATGCTGAAAATGGAGAAGCAGTTCAACGCCTACGTTCCGACGAAGGATGTGGATCGGGAGCGGAAGCGGAAGAAGTCGGAGGAGGGCGAACACGACTATGTAACGATCGAGATTCCGTACTCGTATGCGACACTGATGACGGCGCATACGTACTATACCTCGGTGTTCATGGGAAGGAATCCGACGTTCCAGATGGCGGGTCGGCACGGGGAAGGGGAGCAGCAGACCCAGTGCGTTGAGGCGCTGCTTGATTATCAGTTCACAACCGGCGGCGGAATGGTGCCGCTGTTTGTTTGGCTGCTTGATCCGGGGCGATTTGGCTATGGCGTGATTGGCCACTTCTGGGACACCGAGCGAATCACGACCAGGCAGTATGTGGAGGAAGTACCGACGTTTCTTGGGTTGCCGATTCCAGGGGCAAAGCCGCGGAGAGTGCCGCAGCTCACCCAATCCGTGGGGTATCAAGGGAATCGGCTGTTCAATGTTCGCCCGCAGGACTTTCTGCCCGACCCGCGAAAGGCGCTGATTGACTTCCAAAAGGGTGAGTTCTGCGCCCGCTACGTGGAGATTTCGTGGCACGAGCTGAGCGCCGGCGAGCGGAGCGGGAAGTACTTCAACGTGGCTGCGTTGAAAGCGGCGCATGAGGCGACCCTACAGGGAAACATCGGGACAGTGACGCGGGATCGGGGGGCTGAGGATCTCGTGGCGCACTTGCAGCTTCCGGATAACGCCTTTGATGGGATTTCGAGCTATGAGATTCCCTCGGGGTTGGTGAAGGGGCATGAAATCTACGTTCGGCTGGTGCCGAGCGAGTGGGGACTGGGCGAGGGAGATGACTATGAAGTGTGGGTTTTCTCCAGATCCCAGACGGGAATTGTGTTTGGGGTGGAACCGCTGGGCTTGATCCACGGGAAGTTCCCCTTTGACATCCTTCTGAACGAGACGGAGGGGTATTCGCTGTTCAGCGCGTCCATGATGGATCGGGTTAGCCCGCTGAATGATGCGTTGTCGTGGCTTTTGAACAGCCATATGTACAATGTTCGGGCGATGCTGAATAATCAGCTCGTGGTTGATCCCTCGCGGGTCGTGATGAAGGATGTGGAGTCGAAAGAAGCGGGAAAGATCATTCGGTTAAAGCCGGCGGCCTATGGCCAGGACGCCCGATCGGTGATTTCGCAGCTTCAAGTGGGCGATATTACCCGTTCACACCTTAATGATATGCAAATGTTCGAGCAGATCATTCAGAGGGTGCTCGGAGTCAACGACAATGTGATGGGGATGGTGAATACTGGTGGGCGGAAAACGGCGACGGAGGTCAGATCGTCGACTTCCTTCTCCGTTAATCGGCTGAAAACGACGTGTGAGTGGTTTTCGGCGACCGGATTCGCGCCGCTGGCCCAGAAGTTGGTCCAGTCGAGCCAACAACTGTATGACATGGGCCGGAAGATGAAGATCGTCGGGGACTTGGGCCAGATGGCGCCTCAGTTCGCGATGGTTACCTCCGATTCGATTGCGGGATTTTATGACTATGTGCCGGTCGATGGGACGCTTCCAGTGGATCGGTTTGCTCAGGCTAACCTTTGGCAGATGCTGATGGGACAGGCGAGGAACTTTCCGCAGATCATGCAGGGGGTGGATATGGTGAAGCTGTTCGGGTGGGTGGCGAACCTGGCTGGGCTGAAGAACTTCAATCAGTTTAAGCTGCAAGTCGTGCCGGATGCAATGGCGATGGGGCAGGCACAGGCGGGGAACGTTGTCCCGCTTCGTGGTGGGCCGCCGCAGCTTACGGAGCCGGGCCAGGTGCCAATGATGGGGCAAACGACATGACATCACCTATTGAGCGCCGGCGGATTCTTCGTGACCTCATTGAGAGTGAGGGGTGGAAAGTCTTCGCCGCGGTGGTACAGGCACAGCAAGATGCCCGTGTGGTTGATATGGTTTCAGCCCCGCTGGAGACCCTCGACGGAGCCTTGCGGCAGGAATTCACTAAGGGCGGGATCGCTGCTGTTCAACGGGTCATGCAGCTGCCTGAGGTGTTGATTGATGAACTGACTCAAGAAATCGAAAAGGAGGCCGAGAATGTGGAAACGGATGAGTAGGTTGATGGAAGCGGTAGAGTCCGACGCTGGCGCGGTAGGGGGTGAAGGCACCTCGACTACCGCTTCCCCAAAGGAGGACTTGTGGAATGACATGATGGAGTTTGATGACGATTCTCCATCTCAGAATGACGTGCCGCCGTCGGAAGGAGCCGAGACGACTCCTCCCATCGACGCAACTCTGTCCGAACTGGCGGCACCCCCGACGGTTGAGGAACCGAAACCTGCGCCGGCGCAAGCGCCTGCCGCCACTCCGCAAGAGCCGAGTGCGCCACAGACGCCCGCTGTTCAGCCGATGGACGCCTCGCCCGCTGCCCCTGTGGATTTCGCGGCACAGAGGACAGCGTTTATGGACGCGCTCGAAAAGCGCTACGCCATTCCCGCGGAACTGGCTACGCAGTTGCTGACGGAGCCAGAAGTCGTTTTGCCCAAACTCGCCGCACAGGTGCATATGGCCGCCGTAGAGCAAACGCTCGCGCAATTGCAGGGGATTCTCCCGCAGGCGATCGAGCAGGTGACCGGGGCGCAAGTGCGAGAGAACCAGGCGAAGCAGGAATTCTATTCTGCTTGGCCGGAGTTGAAAGGATATGAGCGACAAGTCCTTTCGGCGGGGCAGATGTTTCGACAGATAAACCCGTCAGCGACGAAGGAGCAGGCTGTTCAGGCGATTGGGCAACTCGCGATGCAGGCGCTTGGTTTGCAGCGAGCGGTAGGTGCTTCGTCCACGCCGGCGGTCACGAGTGCTCCGAAACCGTTCCAGCCCGCAGGGGCAGCCTCCGCGCCGCAATCGGCGCCGAAACCTGCACCGTCGGTCTGGGAAGACATGACACAAGACGTTTGGTGAAAGGAACTGAATCATGGCAATTCTTGGTTTGAGGGGTACTGGTGATTGGGGCACGGACGAGCGGCCGAAGAACTTCCGCGAGTCGATTCTGTGGATGGAGCCGAATGGCAACGCGCCAATCACTGCGCTGCTGGCGAAGGCGCGCTCCGAGTCGACGGATGACCCGGAATTCAACTGGTGGTATGAGAAGATGCAGTCGATTCGGGTCAACGTTTCGGCCCAAGCGACTAACACTACCGCCACTGTGACGCTGACGCTGACGGGCACTCTGACGGCGAGCATTACCGGCAATGGCACGGATCTTGTGGTCGGCGATGTGCTGATGGTGGAGCCGGCGGTAGACGCTACGCTGACCCATGTGGAATACATGGTTGTCTCGACGGCACCGACAACTTCGACTCAGATCATTGTGACGCGGGCCGCGATGGATTCGACGATCCAGACGATTACGACCAACACGATCTTGATCAAAGTGGGCAATGCGTATTCGGAAGGTTCATTGAGCCCGGCGGTCACTTCGCGGAATCCGACGAAGACGACGAACCTGTGTCAGATCTTCAAGACGGCATATGAACTGACCAGGACGGCAACCCAGACCTACGCCCGGACCGGCGATCCGCTGAAGAATGACAAGAAGCGTCGGATGTTTGACCACGCGGTGGCTATGGAGCAGGCGTTTTTGTTCGGTCGCAGGCCGGCAACGGAAGGCACGGGCGCGAACGGCAAGCCCCTGCGCTACACCCAAGGGCTGGTCTATCAGTTGATTCAGGCGGGTCGGTTCTCGCGCTTTACGGCGACGGCGACGGAAGCGGGCTTCATTTCCGCGTTCCAGGACTGCTTCGATTGGTCGGCGAATGGTGCGGGGGATGAGCGGCTGGTGATCGGCGGGAACAGCTTCCTGATGGGACTGAACCTGCTGGTGAAGGCGAGTGGCCAGATCCAGTTCGGCGATACGGTGAAGTTGTACGGGATGAACTTGGCCCGTTACATCACGCCGGTGGGGAACCTTTACTTCCGCCGGCACCCGCTGTTTAACCAGTCGCAGGTTCTGTCCCGGTCGGCGATTTGTCTCGACTTGTCTGCAGTCAAGTATCGCTATGTCCAGGATACGATCACGCAGGACAACATCCAGGCGAACGACAGCGACACGAAAAAGGGCCAGTGGCTGACGGAAGCGGGGTTGGAACTGACCATTCCTGATACGTCGAAGTTCATTCAGAACTTCTACTACCCGTAATCGGGTAGGGTGGGCGGCTCGCATGACCTCCGGGCTGCCCGCCCTTTTTCTGGAGTCAAAGAATAATGCCTAACGCAGACGTTAAGGAAGCAATCGCCCGGATACATAAAGACCCGAAGCTTTTTCGGGTTGTAGTTTGTGTGCCCTCGGGAGATGAGTGGAAGGCGGGAATGGGGATTTCGATGGCGGTTATGGCAGCGCATGTGGCGCTGACGCCAATTCCCGGATATACTCGGCATCAGATTGCGTTTGCTAATGTTAGGACTTCATTGATCGCGCAGTCGAGGCATTCGCTGGTGGAGCAGGCGTTGATTCACTTCCGGGCGACTCACATTCTGTGGATTGATAGTGATCAGGTGTTCCCCGCGGACGTGATTCATCGGCTGGCGGCGCACCGGAAGATGTACGTCGGGGCGAACATCGTGACGAGGAAGATTCCGATGGTTCCCTCCGCGCTTGGGTTAAATCTCGAGAAACTGTGGACGCGTCCGGAGTCGAAGGGGCTGGAACAAGTCGCCTCGATTGGGACGGGGGTGGCGCTATTGAATACAAAGGTGTTCGCCGAGCTCGAAGTGCCGTACTTCGAAAGCTACTTTCATAAGGATTTCGGGAGGTATGTAGGGGAGGATGTGGACTTTTGCAATAAGATGCGGGCGAAAGGTATTCCGGTGTTTGTCGACCATGATCTGTCGAAGGATATCGAGCACCTAGGGGAGTTCGCGTATAGTTTTCCAACGGCGTGGGAACAGGGCGACTTGCCAGGCGCGATGAAGGAGGCGGCGTGATGGATGGATATGGGAATCAGGTGTCGATTGAGGATGGACTTTCCATCCCGACGGTACATCTGGAACTTCGAGGCGCGCAAACGAAGCAGCTGGATAAGGTCGAAGCTGGTGCGACGGTTGAGGTCGTGCTGAAGGGGAAGGTGGTTTCGGTCACTGAGCGCGATGAAGAGGGGGTGTATTCGGGGAGTTGCTGCATCGAGTATACTCGGCTGAAGCTTCTCCCTGACAACGAATTTTCTGAGCTGGTGGAAGATGACTGAGTGGATTCGCCATGCCTTCACGCGGGAGACTTACACTCACCCCGCGGCGCTGCGGGTAGATGTCGACGGAACTACGATGTATGTGGGGATGGCGACTTGCGGGACTGTGGAGAGCGCGGATAACTGGCAGATTAAGAAAGTGGTGACAACGGCGGAAGGTGATGTATCGATCACGTGGGCGGACGGGAATGACTTTTTCGACAACGTTTGGGCGGATAGGGTCGCGCTGACGTATATTTAATGGCACGGGTAATTCGGAATTAAAGGAGCGATTAAATGGCAACAGGTGACGTAAGTTGGTTTAGACAAGCCCTGCTTGACGTTGGACTGAAGGTGCATAACCTCGAGACGGACACGCTGCGGATTGGGATCGTTACTTCGACGACGACTCCAACGGCGACGACGGCAGATCCAAGGTGGGGAGCCGGCGGCACGACGAACTTCTCGACGAACCAAGTGGCGACGGGGGGTACGAGCTATACTGGGCCAAAGCTGTTGGAGATTAGTTCCGGTGGTGCGGGGACACAAACCTTTACCTTGGTATCGAACGTACCGACACTGCGGGCTGATATTATCACCCTTGCTCAAGATGCGGCGGGTTTCACGAACGGCAGGTGGGGGATCATTTACAATGATACTGCCGCGGGCAAGAACGCCCTTGGTTTCGTGGATTTGGGCTCCGATCGGTCGCTTGTTACCGGGCAGCTGGTGATCGACTGGAACGGCGCGACCAATGACATTCTGACGATCACGACGCCATGAGGGCCGCTCTTGCTGCCATTCTGGCTATTATGGCGCTCAGTGCTCAGGCGCAAGGGACGTGGGTTGGCGAGTGCACGGTTGAAAAGCCGTGTGCTGTTGTCGCCGACGTTCCTGCCGCGCCGGCAGGGGCCACGCTGGCGACCTGTACGCTCAACGGGGCTCCGGGTGGCGTGCAAACCAAGCCAATTGTCGCCAAGGCAACGCTGCCTGCGCCATTCAATACCAATGTCACGATCAAAGACCCGACATGCTTCTGGTATCCGCTGACGCTGGCTTCTGGAACGTACTCCTTTACGGCGGCGGTCGCTGATACTGGCGGGAGGTCCAGTCCTTTGACCGACCCTTTATCTGTCACCGTGTTACAGCCTATCGCTCCACCGGCCAACCTCCGCCTCCTGGGAAATTGACCGTTTGCAGGGACGTTGTTCAATGACGAACGTCTTCAGGTGACCTGACGTGGCAATTGCCGTAACGAAATCCGTCAAGCAGACAGTGAGTGGTACCACCACAGCCGTTGCCACGCTCAGTAACACCACCACAGGCCGCACGCTTGTTGCGCTTACCCTGTGGGATGCGGCGACGACTTTTTCGAGCTTTGTAGATAGTGCTGGTAACACTTGGACGCAAGCTGGAACCGAGCTTGATTACTCACCGGGCAAATGGAGGGTCTATTACTGCATCAATGCCACCGGAGCGGCGACGCACACCTTTACATTTACGATTGCGACAAGCGCAACACTCACCCTTGTAGTGTGGGAACTTTCTGACGTAGATAGCTTTATTGGCTTTACCAGAACGACCGATGCTGCGACTCCGTTCGCGTCGGGCACCGTCTCCATCCCCGCGTCCACCGTTGCCGGTGTGTTGAGCATTGCCGGGCTAACGTCTTCAAACAGCAACGACACCGTTACTTGGACGAATGGTTCAACCTCCTTCATATCTGAAGTAGACGGCTCGAACTATTGGACCTTCGACATCGGGTTCGAGCGCAATGCGGCGCAAGGCAGCGGCTACACAGACGAAGCTACTTGCACTGCTGCATTTTCAACAACAGTTGGAATTGGGGTGCTGGCGTTCAGTGAATACAGTGGCCCCCCGCCCGCCGCTCAGCGCGTCGTGGCCCCGGTCGTATCGGTTTCATTCTAGGAGCATATCATGGCACGATTTGCAATCGCAGGACGGTCCAGCATCGCTGGCACGAACTTGCGTGGGATGTTCTCGCTCTACGCTCCGGCATCGGTGGCGCTGAAGGTGCGGGAGGTCGGGGTTTTCAACACGACGACGACCGCGCTTGCAGTTGCCTTGGCGCGGTTCTCCGCAACGGGCACGCAAGGAACCGGCTTGACGGAGTCGAAATACGATCCGGCATCAGTGGCCGCCAGTGGGACCGGATTCGCCGGCCATACGGCAGACGCCACAGTGGGCGATACGCTGGCGCAAGCGTCGCTCGGCGCGGCAATCGGCTCAGGCGTGATCTGGACCTTTGGCGACACTGGCATCGTGATTGCGGCAGGCACAGCCAACGGCATTGGCATCATCATACCGACTGGCACCGGCCAGATTTGCGACTACTACTGCATCTGGGACGAGTAAGCTGTGGCAATTAGCTATGTCGGCGGCGCAAATGGCACGACCAGTGCCACGCTCCCCGCTTTCCAGAGCGGCGATATAGCGGTTGTCTTTGCGTTTCGTGATGGAAGTACAACCAACCCAACTGTTCCAACTGGCTGGACCACAATTACAAATACGGCAGACGGTACATTGTGTTCTGCATCTATTGGCTGGCGGCGGCTAGTTTATAGCGACACAACCACGGGAACATGGACAAACGCTTCTCGTGTAGTGGTTGTTGTCTACCGTGGATGCGAGCCCTTTATCACGCCGGTCGGCGGAGGGGCGAACGGGGTAACCACGACGGTTACCGTTCCGTACACAACCTTCACAATGACTCGCACGAACGGCACGAGTTGGGTTATCGGGCTGGTTGGGCACAGAAGCGTAGATACAAACATTGATTCCGCCACAATTACTGGAATGACGGCGCGCACTTCTGGTGTAGATGCGACTGCGGAAGCTGCGGCATGGGATACGAATGGCGGCGTGTCGTCCTGGCCGACAACGAACCAGACGATCACCGGTACAGCGAGTGGGTCTGTCACGCGAACGGTCGAGCTATTGGCAGTGGCAAATTCCGTGTTCTGCGACTTGGTTCGCGCCCCCGGACAACCAGTTGAGAGAATGCTGTGAGCGAGAATCGTTGGAGTCCTGGCGGGCAGAATCCACTCAGGACACGCTCGCGGCCTCGTGTTGTTGCTCCGGCGTGGGAGGATACCGCACCTGGCGTAACGATTAGTTGTACGGTTGGAACGGCAACTGCGAGCGGTCTTGCCGCGGGGATTACAAGCAATCTAACTATCGCCGCAGCAGTCGGAACGGCAACGGCCAATGGGTTTGTTGCAAGCGTTCAGACCATTACTACGATTGCCTGTACGAAGGGAACGGCAACCGCCAACGGGCAGATTGCGAATGTCGCTACGAATGTAACCCTACCTGCGATAATCGGTACTGCAACGGCGAATGGAGCTGTTGCGGGGGTTGCAACAAACGTTACGATTCCCTCAACGGTTGGAACAGCGACGGCGAATGGACTGGTTGCGACAGTTACTCTCAGCGGCACGGTCACGATCAGTTGTACTGTAGGGACCGCGACAGCTGAGGGGGCTGCGGCAGGAGTTGCGACAAACGTCACGTTGCCTGCGACAACCGGAACGGCAACAGCCGAGGGTCTCCCCGCGGCGATTACGGTAAGCAGTACGGTAACAATTTCCTGTGTTGTGGGGACTGCGACGGCGAACGGAGCCGTAGCGAATGTTGCGACAAATGTTAGCCTTCCAGCGACAGTTGGAACTGCGACAGCCAGTGGACAAATTGCTGGCGTTGCCACGAATGTTACAGTCCCAGCGACCGTAGGAACGGCGACAGCGAATGGCCTCGGAGCAGGGGTTGCGCTGAACGCAACGATCGGCTGCACGACCGGAACGGCTACGGCTTATGGCCTGTCCTTCACGGATGTTGTAAGTGCAGTCATCAATGCGTTAGTTGGCACGGCGACAGCGAATGGTTTGGCTGCGAATGTTTACATTAACCAGCAAATTGATGCAACAATCGGAACTGCAACGGCGCGAGGTCTTCCCGCGCGCGCCGGGATTCGCACCTTGAGCGATGCCGAAATTAAGAGTATCGTTGACTCCATCATTGCTTCGCCTTTGGGCTTAACCGTGGCTAAATACTTGGGGGTGAGATGACTGACCTAGACCTGATTTTAATCGCGGAAGCTTTTTGGAGCGACCCGCGAGTTTTGAATCTTGCAAAGTTTCTCGCGTTGAAGTGAGGATACCATGACCGGCGAGACGATGTTGAATATGCTGATGCAAAGGCTGGGGAATCGAACAGACCCCGATCTGCGCGCTGCCTTGTTGGTTGAGGCAATGCAGGCTCAGTCAAATGTGCTTGAAGCGATGGAGTACATCCCGTGGTTTTTGCTTTCGGAGAACACCTCAACGACGACAACGGTTAATGAGCGGAGGCTGGCGTTGCCGCCGGATTTCCTCGCGGAAGATGAGGACGGTGCGCTTATCTACATCGACGCGAATCGGAAAGAAAACATCTTGCCAAAGGACGACTTCGACTATTGCGTGGAATACTTTCGGGACTATTCTCCGGGGTATCCTCGAGCCTACGCACTGCATGGAGAGTATTTTCACATTTTCCCCGTGCCAAATGCGGCCTATACGGTGCAGTTGAGGTACTTCGCGCGGGATACTGTGCCGACGGATGGGGCGGTGGAGAACAAGTGGCTTCGGAATGCGGGGATGTTGCTGCTTGCCGAGACTGGGAGGGTCGGTGCGGCGCTCTACATTCAGAATCCCGAGTTGGCGATTTCCTTCACTGAGGAATACAAGAGGCAAAAGGAACTCCTAAAGGTGCGGAATGAAACCCAACTGCACACGAACCGCGACTATCGTAAAGGGGGTGTGTCATGAGTTTGATCGACCCGACAGTTCCAATCTTTGGCAATCCGACGACGGAGAGCGTGAGGACGAACTTCGCGCGGGCGAAGTCGGAGCTCGAAACTCTCGAAACGTCAGTTGCGGCCCTTCAAGTGGATGTGACGGCCGTGGAGGCGGATATCGTCCAACTTTCTGCGCCTGCCTTGACGGAATACGGCGGGATAAACTTCAACGGCTCGACGGATTACCTCGATACGAATCCCCTAACAGGGATCACCGATACGTTGAAGGGAACGCTGGCGATTAAGTTGCGTTGCGCGGATGCGATTCCGGCGGCTACGCAGTATCTCTTTCACACTACCGGACCGCGCTTTCAAGTCCTCCGCGCGGTGACGACGGGGGTGCTGTCGATCGCAGCCTTTACTGCGGGTGGAACTCAGATTATGGGCCGCAACGTTGGTACAATTCTACTTAACCAAGCCCGCGAATACACTATTCTCGTATCATGGGATTTGGCAGTTGTGGGATCGGCGAAGTGTTGGATTAATGATATTCAGTGTACGATGACGGGGCCGTTTTTTGATGGTTCTTCTGGGAACATTGACTACACCGTTGCGGAGTGGGCTTTGGGTGCGACAGTTAGCGGGATTTTACCGTTTGCCGGCGACATCTACATGGTCTGGTTCGACGAGACTGTTGCTCTCAATTTCGACGACGTAGCGGTGCGCCGGAAATTCTTCGATGAAGCGGGTCGCACGGTGTGGCTGGGTGCAACGGGGGATGTTCCCACAGGAACCGCGCCAATCCTGTTCCACGCCTATGATGACTTCGCCGAGTGGATTTATCAGCGTGGGCGGACGACGACGGCATGGACAGTGAATGGAACTCCGGCGAATGTGGCGGTTGTTGACTATGGCTATGACCACTATACAAGTCGCCACTTCGCCATCACAACCGCCACCTTCACCGTTGGCCGCACTGTCGCGTCGATTGCGGTTAACTATGCAGGAACCTGCACCTTGACCCTTCCCGACGCTGGCGACTGGGTTGGCCGGGAAATTTGGATTCGCACCTTGACGGCGAACGCCGTTATCAGCAATTCAGCGAATGTGATCCCCTCCGCGAGCGGGACACCTGGCACCGCGATCTGTGCAGCCACCGCGGGGAAGAGTGTGTTGCTTAAGAGCGGCGGGGCATTTTGGCAAACCGTGATGACGAACTGATATGACTTGGACCCCCGTTCCTTCGGGAAGTCGGCAGTGGGTTGGCGGCGTTAGCCTGTGGGATGCTGGCGCCACTGCGTGGGATTCCAACTTTTCCATTTGGGATAACTTGCCGGGAAGTCCCTGGACCGCGGAAGTTACGATTGGCTCGTCTTGGATAAGTGAGGTTTGATATGGCGCTTGAAAGTGGGACGTATTTGAATGATCTGGTTGCGACGAATCCGACGGGAACGGATCAGTTTTCCGAGGGCGACAATCACCTGCGGTTGCTCAAGACGACGCTGAAGAACACGTTTCCGGGGATGGGTGGGCGGGCTTGGCGCGCGCAATCGAAATCGACGAACTACACGCTGGAAACAACCGACAACATGTCAACGATTGTTTGCAGTGCGACGTTGACGCTGAGCGGGACGGCTGCGACGCTGGGGAATGGATATTGGGTGCTGGTGGAGAATACCTCCGCTGCGGGCATCGTGGCGCTACCAGGAGCGACGTTCCTCGGTCCGGGAGAAGCGACACTGTTGACGTGCGATGGGACGAACTTCCGCTCGGTCAATGTAGGTAATCACCATGTCTTCAATGTGAGGGGCTATGGTGCGAAGGGAGATGGAGTTGCCAATGACACGACGAAGATACAGGCAGCCATTAACGCGGCAGTAGCTGCTGGGGGTGGCATTGTTTACCTGCCGCATGGTTCCTATCTTGTCTCGGCCACCTTGTCTTGGATTGTAGATAAGATTTCCCTCCTCGGCGATAGCATGTGGACTTCGATCATCACAAGGGCAACCGATTACGGCGACACGGTTCTTATTAATGAAGCGGAAACGGTTGCCAACGCGAGGCGTGCATACACTTCAATTAGCAACTTGCGCTTCGTGTCGACTACGTTGACGACGAATGGTGCGCATATTCACGCTAAGCGAATGCAGTTTAGCATTATTGAAAACGTAAGTATGAGCAATGGGTTCATCGGGATTCTGTGCGAGGGGATCGCCCAGACGATGATGGATAACCTCTGGTTTATTTTCAATAATTTAGGCGGATCAACGCTAGGAAGATCGTATCTTAAGTTTCTTCCGAATGAGGTGGCTGGAAACGTCGCGCGCGCGGGAGACTTGGTAATCTCTAACTTCAATTTCCGACAAGGCGCGAGTAGTCCTGTAGTGCAACATGGAATCTGGATTGAGTGCTCGGATGGGATTTGGCTTTCGAATGGTCACGTCGGTGGCGGGGATGATTCGCAGCTTTACATTAACCACTCAAATACTACCTCTGATGACGTTATCGCAAACATTGACTCTACAAATGTTATCTTCGATGCTGGGACAGGGACAAGTTCTTATGGGTTGATTATGTCCGGCGCGGTGGCAGAAAAAGCCTTTAGAAACATCGGATTTTCCAACTGTCGTTTCCTCGGCGGTTCGGTTGATTTGACTGGCATTTACGTCGCTGCGGGCTGCGATGCGCGGAGTGTTACCTTCACTGGTTGCCATGTGTTTGGGTATAAGCAGAATGGTATCCAACTCAATTCGACCGATACTGGGCCGTTCACCTTCACCGGCATGATGCTGACGCATAACTCGGCTTCGAACAGTGGTGTCTATAGTCATATGCAAATTGGTGCGGGGGTAAAGCACGTTACGGTAACAGGTGGAAACTATGGATCTACACTTTATTCCAGCACCCAACCTCCCACCGCAAGGTACGGCATTTCGATCAACCCCTCTGCAGAGCACATCACCATCAACGGTGTATCCTTCCGCGAATTGTTCTGGACTGGGATTAACATCGGCCAAGTTTCGAACACGGTCGTTATTGAGGGGTGCAATGATGAGACGAGGGATTACGTTTATCTCTACTTCGACACACAGACGGCAGGCTTTGCTGTTGGGGATACTGTGCTTGGCAGTTCCTCGGGTCACACTGGTATCGTTGTTAGGCAGTGGGATGCGGGCACCGCAGGAGTTCTCATTATGCGGAGTTCCACGGGGATCTTTACCGACAATGAAACTATTACCAGCACGAAATACGATGGAAGTGCGGGAGGTTCTGCTCTGGCAAATGGAACGGCCTATCGCGCTTGGCATATCCCGACAACGGATGACTTATTGCTAATTCCGCAACAGCGGATGCAAAATGTTCGTGCGGGCGCGACTTTGGCCTTTGATACCCAAACGGCAGACTTCGTGGTGGGCGAGTTCATTCGCGGGGGGACGAGTGGTGCAATGGCGCTGATCTGGGCGCAGACGGATTCTGGTGCGACGGGCACGCTGAACCTGGCGCACGTCGTCGGTACCTTCCAGGCTGGCGAGACGCTAACCGGAGTGGAGGGTGGTGCGGCTAGGGCGACTGGCGCGCAAACGACAGTTTCCACCGTGACGGACATTAATCCAGTCCAGCGCGATCGGCTGGCGATCTTGAAGTTCGCGCAAGCTACCACGATGACGGATGGAGGGAATATGAAGCTGAACGGTTCGGGCAGCTTCGACGTAGACGACACGCTAACGGTGGTGTGCGACGGCGATGTGTGGTATGAGATAGGCCGAAGCACTAACTAAGGACATAGTTATGCCTCTCATCCCAATCCAACCCGCCGGCTCCCTCGGAGTCATCTACGACCAAAAGCCGCACGAACTCACCCCGACTGCCTGGAGCGATGCGAGGAATGTGCGCTTCCTTGATGGGTATGCGGCGAGGATGTCTGGGGAGGAAAGCGTCATGCCGACGGTGGCGACTGCCCCGATCTGGCTCCTCCCCTTTTTTACCTCGACGACCGCGTGGTGGATTTACGCGGGGACAGCTGCGGTCTACGCCACGGATGGGACGAACCACTATTCTCTCGACGGGGCCGGTGCGCCGTACGCAGCGACCCTCGACGCGAACTGGACCGGGGGAATGCTTAACTCGATTCCCATCTTGAGCAACCCCGTGAATGGGCCATTCTACCTCCCTGGTCCGACGCCCGCAACGCTCAACCTGACGGTGCTGCCGAATTGGACGTATGGTACCGTGGCGGCAATGACTTGCCGGACAATGAGGCCGTTTCGGAACTACCTCATTGCCTACGACATTACGAAAACGGTCGGCACTACGCCGACGAGGTATCCGCAGCTGGTCAAGTGGAGCCACGCGGCGGACCCCGGATCACTTCCGATTTCGTGGGATGAAGCGGATACGCGGTACGACACGGGAGAATTTCCCCTCGCGGATACCGACGGAGCGGTTGTGGATGCACTTCCCTTGCGCGACCTCAATGTGGTCTATAAGGAGGACTGTACCTATCTGATGCAGTGGGTGGGGGGTGCGTTCATCTTTCGCTTCCAGAAGGCGTTCTCCTCGTTGGGGATCTTGGGACCGAAGTGCATGGCGATGGTGCCGCAAGGGGAACATGTGGTGCTGGCGCAGGACGATATTGTCTTGCACAACGGGACGACCGCGCAGAGCTTAGTCGACCGGCGAATGCGGAGAAATCTGTTCGCGCGGCTTGACTCGACCTACTATGGGCGTTCGTTCGTCGCGCAGAACAATGCTGCGAGGGAAATCTGGATATGCATTCCGGAGGTGGGGCATACCCTTCCGAACCTCGCCTTCGTGTGGAACTGGGGCAGCAATACATGGACGACAAGGGAGTTGAATTTTCCAGCTTTCATAACGAGCGCGGTTGCGTCCCTCAGTGGTGCGGGAACGTGGGATGCGACGAGTGGAGCGTGGGATTCGCGGGAAATTGTATGGGACTTCCGGCCCTTCAATCCGGCAGTGCCCTATTTCATTGGAGCCTATCCGAATGAAACGCAATTGCGCCTGCACGACATCGGGGGCTCGTTTGTAGGGACGAATTATGATACCTTTTTGGAGCGCATCGGCCTGGGTGTGCCCTTCGACGCAAATCAGCCTCCTGACACCCACTCCGTGAAGTTCGTGCGGGGAGTCTGGCCGCGGATCGAGGGATCGGTAGGAGCCTCCGTGACGGTCGAGGTGGGCTCACAGTTCGACCTGTCCGCCCCGGTTGTGTGGGCCTCGCCGCGCACCTTCGTCATCGGCTCGACGGAGAAGATTGATGTCCGGGTGAGCGGGCGGCTACTCGCATTTCGCGTGTCATCGCTAAGCGATGTGGTTTGGCGACTGCATGGTTTCGATGTGGATGTTGTGCGGGGAGGGGGGTTCTAGTGTTCACGATTCACTCGAAAGTTGCTCTTGAACCTCACTTGAGGGATCAAGGGGAGGTTAGTGCGAGGGAGAGTGCCTATCTCGCCAGGTTGGAGGATTTGCTTCGGGAGCACGCGACGGCGATTAACGGGGATGATGTTTGGGAGGATTTGTCCTTCCAAGCGGCGGGGATTAACCCAGCGGGTGCTCCAGATGCGGCTTCATTCGATACGACAACTTATCCCGGAACCTTGCTGTTTGCTGGGAATCTTGACAATCATATCGCAGGAACCGCCCAAATGCCGCACTCGTGGAGGGATGGAACAGCCGTTCGTCCGCATATCCACTGGACGAAAACGACGGCGGATGGCAGTGCGTTAGCGGTGGAGTGGGCAATGAGATTTGCAGTCGTTGACATTAACGCAACAATTCCCGCGATGAGCGCCTGGGTTCCTGGGACGTTGCAAATTGGAGACCTGACGACAAATGGTCGGCATAACATCACGAGCTTTAGTGAGCTGGCAATGACAGGTCGAGGAATTTCGACGATCATTATCTGGGAGTTACGGCGTGCCGGCTCGACGGATGCTTATAACTCCAACGCACGACTGTTGGCCCTTGACTTCCATTACCAACGAAACGCGTCGGGATCGAGAAGGGAGTATGTGAAATGATGCCGGAGGGGGTGGTGGTGAAGCAGGTTGAATACCACGATCTGCCGGAGGTATGGGATACAATTGAACCGTTGTATGAGGAAGTTATCGTCAACGGGTATGCTGTGCCTCAACTGTCCTCCTACATTCCCATCTTCCAGCGTGGACACGCACAACTCTGGATTGGAAAGTTGGGGGAGGAGATTGTCGGGATGATGATAACGGAGTTGGTTGATCTTCCCTCCGGTCGGATTGCACGGATTCTCGCTCTCGCCTCGCACGCGATGAGGGACTTGAAGGCGTATCAGACGACGTTTGAACTGTGGGCGTCGGTGAACGGGGCGGGCGCGCTGGAAGCGATTTGTTCGGATAAACTTCTTGCGGTTCATGCAAGGTATGGGTTTGAAAAGGTGGCGAATGTGATTCGTAAGGGACTCGGAAAGGAGATGCATTGATGGCAACAAATCCATTGTTGGCTTTGTTTCAAGCGCAGGCGGGGATACAGAACTCGGGGATGAGTCCGCAAGAAGCCTCGGTATACATACCACAAGTTCTGCCACAACTTGCACCCCTTTTTCAGTCAGCGGCAACACCGGCAGCATCCGCGCCGAAACCGCAGATGCAGCTGCCGGCGGCAGCAACGGTGCAAGCTCCTCGGTTTGAGCATATTCCATTTCCCTCAGGGAAGGGTGCGACCCCCGGAGCAACGCCGCAACAGTTTGCACCGCCCACGCAACAGACGGGTCGGCAGATCGCCTCCGCGGCGAGTCCTTGGGCTAACATGCTTTATGGAGCGACAGGAAAATGACTATCGGATTGCTGAAGCATCGGTTGGCCAGGCCGTGGAGATTTGAGGGGTCTGGCGGTGGTGGATCAACAACCTCGACAACGCAGAACTATTCGCCAGAGGAAGCTGCGCGCCGAACGAAGGCGATGGACGAGGCGGAGAGAATTTACAATGCCACGTCTGGGACAATCTCAAATGCTCCGTATCCGGGGGCAAAGCCGATTGGACCGTCAGTGCCTACGCTACAGGGGCAGACGGCCGCGGGGGTAGCTGCGAATGCGATGGTTCCGACGGTGGATATGCTTAACCAAGCAACTCAGTTCGGCCTGCATGATGTACTGTATCCCCAGTCAAATCCTGCGCTCAACGCGACGATTGATGCAGCAATTCGGCCCATTACGCAGTCGTACCTTGATCCGAACGGAGTGATGTCGGCTATTCGGACAGAGGCAGGTCAAGCGAATCAAGTCGGGGGGAGTCGGCAGGGGGTTGCGGAAGGTGTTGCCGCCGGGCGATATGCGAATCAGGTGGGAGATACCGCTGCGGGAATTGCAACGGAGGGGTATAATCGGGGGCTGGATACCTTCGGTCGCACAATGGCGCTTGCACCTCAGTCGATGCAGTCGATGCTGTTGCCCGCGCAGACTCTTGGAGCTATCGGCGGGCAAAGGGAACAATATCAACAACAGGCGGAAGACTACAACGCGGCCTCGCGGCAATGGAGGTTGAATGCGCCATGGGTACCGCTGCAGAACTATGCTTCGCTAATCTACGGTGGTGCGAATCCGACGGGGGTCTCGACGATGAGCGGGGGCGGGCCGAGTACAGGGCAGAAGGTGGCGGGTGCGGCGATGGCGGGACTGGGGACGTATGCTGCCCTGGCTTCAACGGGCTATGGAATCCCCGCGGCTGCGTTAATGGCTGGGTTGTCTCTTTTCTAGGAGTTGAAAATGGCTGCACTGGATATGTTGCAAATGCTGATGAACCAGAACACTTCCCCGCAAATGATTGACCAAATCATCTCGCAGTTGTCGATGAACATGGCGCCTCCGGCGATGCCGGCAATGCAGCCGGGATTAGCAGGCCCGGGGGGTCAGGGATTTCCGCAGAACGGACCGTTTCTGGGGCAGATGAATCCGGGAGTTGCTCCACTTCCGCAAGGACCCGCGCCGGTGGTGGATCAAAGCATGACGGCTGGACTGATGCCGGGGGAAACTGGCGGGATGCCGAACCAAAAGCCGGGTGCGCTGACTCCGCAGCAAATGCAGGGGTTTTCCCAGATGCTCAGCGGGGATAAGCCCCCAGTTGCTCCGGCGGTGGCACCGGCGACAGGCCGCGGTCCGACGGCTCCGATGCAAATGCTCGGGGCGACGCCGGACCCGAGGCTTGTACAGACCTTGGCTCAACTCCTCGGATTCGGGAGGTAATCGTGGACGAACTGAACAGTTTGCTTAATCCGGTTCCGCCGGAGGTAGCGCAACCGCAGGTAGCTGCGCCGACTTCGCCGGAGGAGTTTCAGACGAGGAAGAGCGGCTGGACGCAGATCGTTGACGCGATGAGGAGTAATCCGAACATCGCGCAGGGGTTGTTGTTCGCCGGGGCGAAGATGCTGCAGGCGCCAAGGTTTGGACAAAGTAGTGGCGGGGCGATTGCGGAGGGATTGTTCGGCGGGATGCAAATGTACGGGGCGCTGGAGCAGAACCGCGGGGATCAACAGAGGGCGGATCAGGAGTTCGCCTTGAAGACGGAGGAGTCGAAAGCGCTGACGGAGAACCGGCGGGCGAGTACGGAAAGCACGAAGGTATCGACGGACAAGGCTCGGCAAATGATGGGGAGTGAGATTGCAAAGGCGAACCTGGATGCGGAAGTTGCCGCGCTGGATGCGAAGCTCAAGAAGATTGACTTCGATGTGGAGTCGGGAATTACGACGGCAGAACGGGTGAAGAGTAAGCGAGAAGCGATTGCCCTGGAATTAAACGCGAAGCGGGCGCAAGCGGCGGCCTCGTTCTCGGCAGCGGGAGCAAGCGATGCCCTGGCAGCAGGACGCCGGGCGGAAAACAAGTGGATTGATGCGAGGCAGGCGGGGGCACTTTCCGGAGACTTGAGTCAGACGGCGGAAAGGCTAAGTCAGACATCGTGGAATCTAGGCGGGCGAAAAGGGGGAGGTGCAGGAACCTCCCCGGAGAAAACAGAGCAAGCTTGGGCAAGGCTAGACCACACGGTAAAAGGGCAAGTGGTTAAAGCCTACTATGATGCAAAGAATAAGGATCTTCTTCCGCGGCCGGAGATGACTGTGCAAGAGTTTCATCAGGAAGTATGGGAGGGACTTCCTTCTGTACGGGGAGGGAGCGCGAAACCAGCATCGCCGGCGGGGGCTTCGCCAAATCGTCGCGTTCCCTACGATCCGAACTAACTTAATTGACGCCCTTACTGTAAGGAGTCTGTAATGCCTTATGATGTAGAACTGCCAGACGGAACCCTGATAACCGACATTCCTGATGATGTGGATCAGAAGACGGCTCTTACAAAGATGGGGAGGAAGGATCCGCGGATAGCGAAATTCGCCCCGAAGACAGAGCTTACTTCACTCCCCGGACTTATCTCGATCGGAACGGCAGTTAAGCGGAGTGTGGGAGAACTTGGCCTGGCAGGAGCTTCGTCGGCGATTGAAGAGCCTGCGGTTGCCGCCGAGCAATCTCGCACAACGCAGCCTTGGCTCGAGGCATTACAGCGGAAGTATAATCCCTTTTACGAAAATGATCCGGCAATTGATGCTATGGTCGGAGCCCCGACTGATCCAGCGCGGCAGGAGTTGGCTGGAATGCGGAAGGAGTTTGTTAAGGGCAATCAACAAACGGCTGCGGTTAATCCGTCGCTTAATCTAGGGATTGTTCAGGGGACGGCGCAGAACTTTGTGCAGCAAGCGCCGGGGTTACTTGCTTCTGTCGCTAGTGGAAATCCGGCATTCGCGCTGGGGAACGCGGCCATCACGACGCAGATGTCTGGGCAGGAGCAAGCGATTGAGTCCGGTGTGGGGGCGGAGCAGGCAGCAGCGTCGGGTGCATTGCAGGCGATTCCGGAGGTAGCATTCGAGCTTTGGCCGATGGGAAAGTTGCTGAAGGAACTCGGAACGGATGCGTTTGTGAAGATGGCGGCGAAGTTTGTATTGCGGGAGGAAGTGACGGAACTCCCCACGACGGCGGCGCAGGAGATTATCAAGCTAGCGGTGGAGCGACCGGGGGAGTCGATGGCGACATTCCGGCCTCGACTGGTGGAAGCGCTGAAGGATACGGCTATACAGACGCCGTTTTCAGCCGGCGTAACCGCGGGAGCGGCAAGGGGACTGTATGAACTGGGCGGGAATACCGCTCCGATTATGGGGGATAAACCGCGCAATGTACCCCCACCTCCATCTTCAGTCGCCCCGACACCGGCTTCCGTAGTCGACGGAACCCTTCCAGTCGAGGACGGAGCGGAGACCTTTGTTGACTCCGAGCGGGGACGATCGCTGATTGACGCGCTAGACACCGTACCGGAAGAAGCAATCGCAGCCGTCATTCCTCCTGCGCCGGTGCAAGTTATTCCCGCCACGCCGTCGGGAGCCGCACTCGCCGCCGACATCAATACTATCGTCGGGGCAGACATTGGAGAGTTCGGGCAAAGCCGTAAGGCAGCGGATAATGCAGTCAACTATCCCAATCCGAATAATGCGATTCCTCGGGGCGAACGCATTATCACGATTGGGCCGGAGGAAACTGTCGGCCAACCGTTACAGTCTATTGACTGGAATTCCGTTCCTCCAACGACGGTAACACTTGGGAAAGACACACTCGATCGTCCAGGATTCTGGATGAAGGGGGTGGCGAATATTACGGAGGCGCTGCGTTCTACCTTCATGCCGGATGCGACGTTCATTATCTCGAATGAGCAGATTCCGAATGACGCATCTGTCGGCTGGCATTATGCCACCGGACGACCGAATACTTACATGATCGTGCCGGCTGCGTTGAGGAGGATTGGAGAACAGGCGACGAGGCAGTTCAATCCGAAAACACTGGTTAAAGCCTTTTATAACGTCTTTCACGAGTTCGGGCATGCATTGCTTGTGCATAGGATGTTTGAAGGGATGTCGCCGGAGTCACAAAAGGTGCTGCGCGGAAACGCTCACATTTCGGAAATGACGCCGGAAATGTTGGCTGAACTCGCCGCGGTGAATCCGAAGGCAGCGGCTGTCGTCCAAGATTGGCAGAATCGGGTGAGTCGAGTCCACGATGGCTCGATGACGGCGAAGGAATTTATTGCCACTTGGTGGGGGGCGACGAAGGTATATCACAAGGGACTCGAGGCGGAACTCGCCCTCGGGCCGAATGCGTCGGCGCTGGATCTTGTGCGGGCTGTAGCGTTTAATAGTATTCAGCGAGAGCAGGACAAAAGTGGCATGATGGATCAGGTGTTCGGCGATCTCGTTAAGGAGAAGATGAGGCAGTACCTCTCGCTGGACGAGTTCGTTGCGGAACAAACGGCGAGGTATGCGCGGGACGTAGGAGCGGATATAACCTCCCCCTTCTTTCAAGATGCCTTGGCTAAGATGCGGGCATTTTTCCGGCAGCTGAAGCAGGGCATCCAGGCGCCGGACGGGACGACGTACTCGCTTGCCGCGGGGACAACGTTCAAGGAATGGATTGAAAGCATGGGGAATATGAGGAAGGGACTCAACTCCATGCGGGATGCGAGGATTGAGGCGAAAAAGGCGCTGACGGTGAAGGGGGTGAAGGTAGCGGCGAAGGCGAGGAAGGCGAAACCGCAAGCGCCGCCGAAGGAGAAAAAGGTTGCAGTCCCGAAGGATGTTTCAACGCAGGCAGCAACAATGCTCGGGATCGTGGATTCGATTGCCCCCTCTGGCGAGACGAATGATAAGATTCGGGAGCTGATTGCGAAGGGGCGGTACGATGCTGCAGCGGATTTGCTTGCCCAGGCAATGGAGGGAAAGGTTCAGTGGGAGACGGATGAAACTTTCGAGGATGTGATTGACCCGCTGGAAGAGATCAAGGCAGAGGACGCGGCGATCGTCGATTTCATCTCGACGAATATGCCGAAGTATACGAGGGAGGATTATGAGCTTAGCACCCAGGCTTGGATCCTTCCGAATGGGGAGTTGAGGGAGCGGAAGTTCCACCATATGCCGGACGCGATGTGGACTATGCGTTCACTCGCCGCGGGGGAGCCAGTCGAACGGAATGCGCTGGAATCGACGAAGGAGTTCTTCGATTCGAAGATGACTGATGACATGTGGGATAGTCTGAGGCGAGTATTGAACGCTGGAGTTGTTAGGCAGACGGGAGGGGCCTTTTCCTTCGGAGACATGCCGCCGACAAGTGCGCAGATAAATACCATCTTGGATCGGGCGGCGGCCAAAGGTATGGCCTGGATTACACTCGAGTCTTCGGATAACTCAGCAATGACGTTTTCGATTATGAAGGAAACGGAGGTTATTCGGGGGGCAAGGAATTTGTCGAAGGAATCGCGGGAGAAGCTGGTTAAGCAGATGGAGTTGTATCTGCTATCCCCGCGGGTGGAAAATGTGATATCCGAAGTTCGGGCGAAAGCCCCGTGGTTTAAGCTGGAGTCAATCAAAGCTTGGAATGAAATGCGGGAGAAGTCTCCATTCCTCATCCGTTGGTTTGGGGATTGGATTCGTTTCCCGGAGTCGGCATCGAAGGTCGTAACGCATGATGGAGTACCGTTGACAGTATTCCACGCTGCGCCGAAGGGGAATTCCACCCTCCAATTTGGGGATATTGGGTATCACTTTGGGACGGCGCATGCCGCTGGAGCCAGGCAACACGGAGCGACGCAAGGGGTGGATTGGACGGTAAGGCCGTATTATTTAAGCATTAAGAAGCCGCTGGATATTGGGTCCGAGGGAGCGACGAATATCTGGGCTGAGCCGATGACGCTGGCGCTACACATTGCTGGCTTGCCGAATTCGCCGATCACAATGGAGGAGGTTTCACGCCTCATATCCGTTGGGAATCCGCAGTCGCAGGCGACGATGTACGAGGATTTCACGCCGTTGCGGGAGTTGTTGAGGGCAAAGGGATTCGATGGAATCAAATATAAGAATGAGGTTGAGGGTGGAACATCTTGGGTAGCCTTTGACCAACCACAGGTTAAGCGTGCCGGCGGGGTCAACACGACCTTCTCGAGTTCACGAAGTGTGAACTGGGAACAGGGTGATGATTTCGACTTGACGACGGAAGAAGGCCAGGCTTCGGTGGATATGCTGAGCCGACTGAAACGGATTGGGCTGAACGTGCCCTGGATGCGGGAGGCATTGCGCCGGCGGTCGAAACTCGCCGCCCACGTTTTGCAGGGGCAGCAACTTGCCCAGCTCAACCCGGACTCCTTACCCTTTGCGAAAATGCGTGACTGGGCCGATCGGTTCGCACAGAAGAAATCATCATTCCTCATGATGCCGAAGGAGTTGTTGGACTGGGTTCGAGATCTTGGGAAAGAGACTACGGCGAAGTTTTACGACATATTGCAGGAAGAGGCAAAGGGAAAGACGCATACCCTGACGATAATGGAAAGGGTTCAAGGGCGGGGATGGGTTCATCAGGTGAATCCTGCGGCTCATGACATTTTGCGAAGGGCAGGGATTTCCGAGGACCGTCTTGAGGAAGTGTATAAGCATATCCTAATGGAAAAGCAATCTATTACGGACCTTATCAACTACGCCACGAATGTGCTTGCGGATAGGTATTTTCAAAAGTACAACGGGACTATGACGCCGGAGGAACTTCGTCGGAAGGTCATTATGGAGGTGAAGGATCCACTGGATGTGTTTGCGCAAACGCCGTTTGTTCCAGAGACAAGCTTCGGCTCCGCGGCGGTGATTGTGGAAGAAAAGAAAGCGAATGGAGCCTGGACGCCGATTTGGAAGCGAATGTTTGAAAGTGACATTAAGGCGGAAGCGGCACTAGTCGATTGGAATAGGCGTTTAGCCGGCAAGCCAGATCTCCGGGTGGTTTCAAAGACAAGAATTCCGGAAAAGATCGGCGTGCTGATGAATTTGCCGAAGGAGTTTCTCGATGTTGCGGCGGAACAGTTGGGATTGACTCTGGATGAACGACTGCAGCTCGAAGCCCTCCTCGTTCCAACAAAGATTGACAGGGTGACGGAACGGTTCCTGCAAAGGCTACCCGGCGCAACGAAGGACCATATGAGGAATTATGCCGACTGGATGTGGCATACGACGAACGCTTTTACGAAGATGGAGTACGCTGGGAAGTTTTCGGAAGCCATCCGGCAAATGGGTAGTGATGTGAGATTGGCTCGTCAGATTGAAGATCCGATTATTCGCTTTCACGAAGAGCGGAGGCTTTCAATGCTGGAATGGTTCATGCGGCATCAGAAGGAATATATCCTCAATCCGCCGAATGAATATCAAGCGCTTAGAACAAGTGTGGCATTGTTTTACCTATGGGCCATGCCAAAAACGGCGCTGATGAATATGTCCTCGCTAATTTTCACGGCAACCCATCTGTCGGCGAAGCACGGACTGGTTGACGGAAATGTGAGGTTGGCGAAAGCGGTGGAGGAAGCAGCGCTATCTGTCGCCCCAACGAAGCTGCAGAAGGTGGATGAAGAACTCGCGGAGATGCTGCAAAAGGCGATTGATGAAGGATTGATTTCGGAATCGTATGCTTATCACGTTGCGGCTATAGCGAATAATGGGACGCTGTCGCGGCTGCCTTCGTCAAATCGCGCGGTTGCGTTTAAGGATAAGGCGCTTGAAGTTGGTATGTTCGCCTTTCGTGCAGTCGAGCACGGAACTCGTCGGGTGACCTTTATCGCCATGTATCATGAAGGACGGGATAGTGGGATGGCACCGGAGGAGGCCTATGCATATGCTTACAAAATGACGAAGGCGCAGCAGAACTCGTATAACCCCTTCGATCGACCGGTAGTTATGCAGGGGGGACTTGCCCCCTTCACTATTTTCTATTCTTTCCTCTCACACTTTACATTCCACGCGCTAGGTGGATATGAAACAGGGCAGAAGCGGATGGCCCGCTTGCAGGGGGTGAGGGCGCCATCATCCTGGTTTGGATATACGATGCAATTGCTTCTTATTGTTGCCCTCATGTCGGGGTATGAGGGACTGCCTGGAGCGGAGAGCATTTTGAACCTGCTTGACCCAATATTCCGCCGGCTGTTTGGAAAGCCTGCCCGACAATTTGCGCGGGAAGGGATGCAAGAGGTATTCGACGGCCTGGGTATTAATGCAAGTCCATCTTGGGCGGCGCATGGAGCCCTCAGTTCCGTCGGCTTGTCGCGGAGTTTTGGCTTTGGTAACATTGTCCCTGGAGCAGACTTCTTTAAGGAAGGGGATAACGAACGGGAATCAATTGCGAACCTTGGCTTGGGATTGATGGGTCCGCTTGGAGGCGTTGTCGCTTGGGCAGCTTCGCCATTACTAAGTGACCGTTCATTTGAGGAAATTGTGAAACGAACTCCTGGCATCATGGGGCATGTAGCGACAGCTGTGGACTGGAGCATGAATGGAGCGAAAGGACCGGTGGGAGAAAGCCTTATGGTGGATGAAGCGGGAAATCCAGTTGAGCCGACTGCGGGACAAATTGCCTTGCGTGGCATGGGGTTTCAGAATCCGCAGGTTCTTGAGCGGCGGGAAATGCAGTTTGCACAGCTCGCCGCGAAGAACTATTGGAGTACTCGCCGGTCGGGACTGATGAAGGATTATGCGAAGGCGAGAGTAGAGCAAGATCGAGAGGCGATTGCGGATGCCAAGCTCGCGGTGAAGGAGTTTAACGAAGGGCTGCCGGAGAATTGGCGAGCCCTTCGTATCCGCGGAGAGCAGTTATCGAATGCGTTTATGGCCCGCCGGCAAGAGATTCGGGCAAGAGAATCTGGTCGGCCTCGGCAGCAAATGTATCGGGAAGTGTATGAGGAGATTGAATCTTTGTATGAATGAAGCATCGAGAGGAGCGCGGGCAGGATAGCTCCTCTAGGCGGACTCGTCGCCGCCACTTTCGTACATGTCGAGGGGTTATGCATAGCTCCTCGACAATCGCTTTAGTCTGCCATCCTCGCCGGGCGTAGAAGTAAGACCAAATGCAGCAATACCCCATTCGGCGAATGCGGACTGCAATGACCTCATATCCCATGGCCAGTTGCGGACACTATTAGTTGTCCGCCCTCATTTTTGACCGTAACGTGGCCGGCTTGAATAGCTGACTTAAGCGCGACGGAGAATTCATCAGCTGACATAAGGCGAAAGACCCGTTGGTAGAGGTCATTGTGATTGACGCGAAGAAGGTGGTGGACAATCTCGACAATTTGCGTGGAATGGCGACTTTCAACCGTCTGGCCGATCCGGGCGAAGACGCGATTGAGCGTGGGCTCGAGGGAAGATACGATGTCAGTGGCGGTGGATAACTGTTCACGGGTTATGGATAAGGTATTCCCGGCGCTCGCGCAAAGGATCATGGCGAGTTTGTGGATGTGCGTTTGCTTCCGGGCGAGGTAGCCGCCGAATTGCTCTTGGGATAAGTTGGGTGGAGGATTTTTCCAGTGATGAGAATACCACGATCGGCCCCATTCGCGGGCCGGCTGCGATATCTCAACCTCGCCGAATAGCGTGGATATTGCCTCGAGGTCGTGGATAAGGGTCTTTTGCAGATCGAGGAAATCTCCTGGAGTTGCTTCATCGGGATAGGCAACTTCCTGACGTTTGGTATCTGCGTAGACGAATACGCAACGGGAGGTGAAGCCGCCGCCAATGAGATACTCGGGAAAGTTACCGGATATCCAGGCAGGAGTGGTACAACCGATGAAGTTGATCCACGGATTATTCACCACTTCCTCTCCTCCGCCTTTAGTTAGTTTCCGTAAACTTCCTTTCTTTCCATCCCACAGGGTGACGAGTAAATCCACCATGTCACGGTCTTGAGGGTTGAGAAAGTTGCCGAGTTCGTCGCTGGCAACGGTAAGGGAGGACATGGATAGGAATTCCCCGGTGTTGGGGTCGACGACTTCCTCTGACGCCCCAGCGAATGCGGTGACAAGGGCCTGCCACGTCACTACATCTGGACCGAAGTGAATGCCCTCGACTTCACGGAGAAGGTTCATTCCGATATTGGCGGTTGTTGACTTGGATATAATACCCGGCGGAGCGACGAGGATGATGTAAAAGTTCGCGAGCCACTGGAAATACTTCATGTCGATGAAGACTTGACGACGTAGCGCGCCGGCAATGGTAGAGACTCCCGTCCACATAAGGGTGGATATTGGGGCTTCGCCGTGAGATGCGTAGTCAATGAAGGAACGTAGCCAGTCTTCATGATAACGAGTTCCGTTGACGCGGCGGACGAAAGGTGGTGCGGCGAGGCTAGGGCCATTGGCGTCCAACGCATTCTCCCCAGGATTTATTTGAAGCTTTTAACCCCCACGGAATCGTGAGGGGATCTTCATATGGGATAGGAATGGAGATGAGAGGGAGAAGGGCGGCTAAGGTTTCGTCAAGGATGCGGGACGGAATTTGAATAACGAGGGAATCATGGACTTGAAGCAGGACTTCAGCGGGGATGCCGGACTCGTCGATGTTGAGCCAGGCGTAATTGGTAACACAGGCAACGGTGGATTGAGGAACCCAAGCAAGGGCTTCGTTAAAGACGGCGTCTGGCCGGTCGAAGTATAGGCGGCGATATCCGAAGGGATTTCGGACAGAATGGGTGGAGGCAAGGTCGGACTTTACGCGCTCATGCCAGCGAAGAATACCGGGATGAATGGAGAACCAGCGGGCTTGGAAACGCTCGGCTTCGTGTATGGTAATGCCGAGGGCGGAGGCGACGGTGCGAGCCTTAGCGCCGTAGTTTGTGGCGTGGACGCCGACTTTCGCGCGGGTGTAGTATGGTTCACGCTTTCCGTCGGGGCCGGCGACTGGGCCGAAGATGTCGATGGCGTTGAGGGCGTGGACCTTTTTCCCCGACCGAAACTTGGCCTTCAACGCCTCATCTCCGGATTCCCATGCGACGACCTGAGCGTCGGCACCGGCTTGGTCAATGTCGATGAGGGTGTATCCGGGGTCAGGGATGAACATGGCCCGGAGGTTGGGTAAGTTAGCGACTGGGATCATGCTTTTTCTCGCTTAAGTAAATCCTTGTCCATTTTATTTTCCTTTATTCAGTGCGGGGGATATTCTGCAAATTACCTCCGCTACCAAATGCATCTTCTGATGAGGATAAGCGGAAGGTCTCTGCTCCGGCTGGGTTAAACGATGACCTCATTCGGTTATCGCTATCCAATGGCATCTTGATGAAGGTGTTAAGGAATACTCCCATAGACCGCATTTGCAGGATCGTTGTGATGAGGTCATGGATGAGGGGCTCCTTCCGGGCGAGAACGGTAAGGGACTTTTCGTCCAAGGAGGGCATACCGGATTTACGATGGCGCTGGACAGGGAGCTTCAAGTCGTCATAGAAAAAGGCCTTCATTTGTTTCGGGGAGCTAACGTTAAGTTCAAATCCTGCGACGAAGTTGATAAGGGCTTGATGTTCGGTGATGGAGGAAAAGACTTCGCCGGCGAGTCGAGCACGGTAAGGACGGTCGATATTAACGCCCCGGAGCATGGTTTTGAATACTGGCCTGGAGGTGAACTTCATTTGTAATTTGTACTGTTCGACCAGCCCGGCTTGCTTGAGGGCGGTAAAAAGTACTGGCATGATTTCGAAGGTGCGACAACAGTCGACGGTATTGTAGTTCCAGAACGCATGAATATCGACTGGATATCGGTGGTAATCCTTGAGATCATCCTTCCAGTAAATGTGATTCTCACAGTACATGGAGGAGAGGAAATCAAGTGACTTTTGCATTCCGGGAAACAAGACAGACTGGGCAATCATCGTATCGTCAGTATGGTTTGGATTAATCCCGAGGTGCTTGGCGAAATGCTGACGATCATAAAGGCCGTTTTGCCAGATGACGGGGACAGTTGTGAGTATATCCTGGATGGAAAGGATGATGGCAGCTTCTTGTTCCGCGGACCAATAGGGGGTGCCGCCTCGACCGGCAAAGGGGATACATATAGCCTCCGTCGGTGACCAGGCAAGGCCGAGACAAGCGATATGTCGAGCGATCGTTTCGATGTCAGCAGCGACTTGACAACGCTTTTCGAAGATAAGATCAAGGGTGTCCATGACGACTGCATAGCTCGGCTCGATGATCGCGTTGATAGCGTAAGGTTTGATCTCCGGGAACATTTGTTCGCGCTTACATCGCCGCAAGTCATGAACGGTTATGTTTCGCCACTCGTACATGCGGAAAATGGCGAGGGGGGAGTATATGGGAATGACCTTAAGGTCAGGGACCAGCGTACAAGGCATGGTTGACCCGCGCCAGTTGCCAATGGCGTGCTCGCCGGTGAGGGCCCATAAAGCTGTTCGTCCAGCGGCGATGATGAGGTTCGGGCGAATGCGCTCGAGGAGTTCCTTAAGGTCAGCCATGCCGGATGCGACTTCAGGGCCAGGCTTTGTCTGGGACTTATCGAGGAAGAAGTGGGCAATGTCTCCGTTCGGCGGGCGAGTGGGGCAAACGTGAGTGATTGTGATATCCGAGCGGAGGATACCTGCCTCGTGAAGCATGGAGGTGAGGAAAGACCCGGCGGAGCCGGAGAATGGCTGACCGAAGCGAACGTCATCGTCAGTTGGAACTTCCCCGACGAGGACGATTTTCGCCCCGGAGACAATAACCGGGGCGACTCTCATCTGTTATCCTCGGGGAAATATGTGCGATGAAGAACCTCGATAACTGTGGCATCGGTTAGGGATAGATCTGGAGGAACAGCGTGGGCTTTGATCTTCGCGATTTGTAGGAAAGCTTTTGTCGCCGGAGGAAGCTGGATTTGTTTCGACTCATTGGCGGTGAGAAGCCGTTCAATGATCCAATACGAGTTTGCCATGAGGGTCTCCTAGATGTCGATAGACAGGGACTTGATTCGCTCGGCGCAGATGTTGGCGTAGGCATCATTAGGCTCAATCCCGATAGCAACGCAGGACTGAGCGTCTGCTGCAGGGAAGATGGGGCCGGAACCTGCGCACGCATCCAGAATGATATCGCCGGGGAGTGCGGAACGAGACAGCAGATCTATGTACAGGGCAACTGGTTTCGCCGCCCCGTGATCTTCAGCTTCAGCGGGGATTGGGATCACGTCGGATTTGATGAGGTTGACCCGGCGATTTCCCTTAATGGCGAAAAGGATACACTCATACATGCGGCGAGGACCGTGTTCGGGCCAAGGAAGCATCCCCCGGTTCTTCGCCCAGATGAGGGGAGTCGGCCAAACTCGCCAGCCGGCAAGCTCGAACATTCCAGTGATTGAGGCAAAATGGCGAATGTCGAGGAAAAGGTAGGCGTGGGCACCGGCTGGAGATGCGAGCCGGGCAAATTCCCCCGCGAGGAAATCATACCGCTTAAGGGCAGATGCCTCGTCGTCGACGTATGCGTGTTCGGTTGAAGCCTGGGAACCAAACTCATCCGCACCGACGCCGTAAGGAGGGTCGGTGATGAAGACTGCGATGTTGGGAGTAATGATGGGTAAGAGGTCTTCGCAACGACCTTTGTATAACTGATGAGGGGAGGCGGCTGGATTGAACGAGGCGGCGAGATCCGCTCGTTTTTCCGCGAGCAAGCGTTTCCGTACAATCTTTTCCGCTTCCTTAAAGGAGGTTGCTTTCCTCACTTCCGGATCGTCAAGGAATGGTTTGAGTGCGATGGCGGTCGAGACGTTTGTGATTTGCTGACCTTCGGCCGGGGAACCTTGGATCTCACTCGCCGTCGCGCGAAGAGTTTGCGTAGGGTTCTGGGCTTTGCGCAGATCGTGCAGGCGGTTCACGGCCTCGATGTGTTCGATGAAGGGGAGGTCCACGCGAATGACGTTTTCAGCGAGCTCGAGCTCGAGCGCATGCAGTGGGTCGATTTCGCCGAAGGTGGTGATGGGAATTGAGCCCGGCGGAATGCGGATATCGCCGCAAGTAAAGGCAATGTTTTTGACTACGAGCTGCTCAATCGCTCGCATTCGCCGTTCGCCGGATACCAGCATCCATTGTCCATTCTCCCGCCGAGCAACGGGCGGATTCTGCAAGCCGAAGTGGGCAATGCTTGAAGCAAGTTCGTTAAGCTTGCCCTGATCGAAGGTCCGTCGCATACGGTAGTCCGGGACGATTAGTTCTGATAGTTTAATGATTAGCACTGGGTATCTCCAAGCGGAAAAAAGGAGGTGCCTTGCGACACCTCCAAAGGGGAATGTTACGAGTTAGGCCTAGGCCTTCGTTACGGTCTTGACGTCAGCATAAACGTCCTCGCCGACAACGCGATGCGTGACCTTCCCAATCACCATCCCGCCGATGAGGTTTTGGAAACTCCACGGTTTGCCTTTCGTGTTTTGGCCGAGGGCTTCACGAAGCTGGCCGAGCCGGAAGTTCTTGCCGGGGCGAACGTCAAGACCACCATTCTCCGTGATGTCGAGGAAGATAGACTGGCGTACCGTCGGAGTCGCCATGCCGGCTACGTCAGACAGCATGTCGCCGTCAGGCGTTTGCTGTGCTCCGTCGGCCAGGTACACAACGTCAAGGATGAGCTGACCCTTTTCGGTCTGGCGAAGCTTGGTTGCTTTATCGTCGCCGAACGGGCCTTGGATTTGAAGACGGTATTCCCCGATCGGAAACGGAGTCGGCTTGGTGGACAGCTCATTGGAAACGGAAGAGGCTGCGAACTGCTCGAGGTCAAAAACGGACATGATTGTGATGCTCCTATGCTATGGGTAAGTTGGATGTGTCGATTGGTTCCCACTCGGCGCGATACCACACTTCGCTCAAAGCGAGTTCCCTACCCTCGACACGGGGGCGTTCCAGCGTGAAATCATAGTTACCCGTCTGCCAGCGGATAAAGGTGACGGGGCGATTGCGGTATGTGCCTTCTCGAACAATGTAACGGATGACGGCTAAGGGTTCAAATCCCCTATAGCTTACGCCACTTTCGCGAGTGTAAATGAAACGATACCGATTAGCCATTGCGTTTTCTCCATAGCTCAATAACGGGCTTGAAGTTCGGCGCAAGGTTCGCAGCAACAGGCAGGGCGCGAGTCTTGAGGTCGGCCCGGATGGACTCCGTGTTCCAGGACCACTTGGCTCCGTACCGTTCACACAGGATAACGTCGGAGAAGTATCGAGGAATCTTTGGAGCAAGCTTTCGTCCGATGGTCGAGGGCATGAGCTTCTGCCCGCCGGACAGTTCATCCCCCTCCATCTCGAGGTGGGCCGTCATCACCGCCATAGTACGAATGCCGGTAGTGAACTTTGTGATGTAGGCCTCGAGGTTCGTCATGGCAATACCGTAGTCGGGTTGGGCCTTGACTGGCTGGGCGCCAACGACAAGGTTCATTGCCATCTGAGAGATTCCGGACAGGGAATCATTCACGACGCACCAGGTTGAGTCGAGTTCATCCGTTGGTCCGAAAGTTTCTCCGCACCGGTCGCAAGTGAAGTTTGACATGGCGGTAAGGAACCTCCACCACTCGTCATACTTTCGCTTGTTGATGTCGCGCTGTTTTGCCAGCATCTCCATCGACATGGTGTTGATTTTCTTAGCAACGTCCAACAGGACCTCCCAGTCCGGAGCTGATGGCGGAATGTAGGTGAAGTGGAATCCATCGGAGCAGGGGATGTCGGCCAAGACTTCCTGCCCCGGCTCGGTGAAGATGGCGGCGACCTTCATGCCGGCCTCAACGATTGTTCGGATGGAATGTGTCTTACCGCTGCCGCTACCACCGACAAGCAGTTCCTTCGGTCCAGGGATGATGATGCGAGAGGGAGAGTTCATTGTGATTAATCGCTCCATTTACTTTGAATAATCCGTGCGTTGTTCGTCGCCCACTCATCATACGCAAAATGCAGGCGAACCTCACGGTCCCAGAAATTACTGTCGAACGCTTTCATCATCTCCGGCTCGTTCCACACTAGCAGCGAACCGGCGTAATCCAGAAAGCGACTGGGGCCGCACCTGTCGCAGGATACGGATAAAGGATACCATCTCCATTCCGTCGTGATGAAGATGCGACCCCATAGCTCCCCGCATTGCGGGCAGACCATCGCGTAGTTACACTTCCACCTATCGGAGAAGAAGGTAGATTCTCCCACCTTCGTCATTCCGATGAAAGCTGATGCCGTTGCCATCACTCAATCCGAACGAGGGGTTCCCAATACCTGACGACGTAATCCGCCAGCCAACGCTCGGGTTCAGGCGAAAGGCAAGCATTGCGGAATCCGCATCCGCCGAAGTCATTACATGCATGGTCAAGCGCCATATCCCACTCGCCCCGCTGGTACGATTGAATCATCGCCTTGATGTCGAGGAGGAGTTGCTTATGCCACTGGGCAATGCGCCAGTCAGGGCGGTAAGTGATGACTTGAGCGAATTTCGTTTCGTACTTGAGCAAGCCAACACCTCGGATAATCGCACCAAGGACGGGGTATCCGTACTCGCGGGCCGCCCAACAATAGCCCGTGAATTGGCTTGCCATTTCCCACTGAGATGCCCATTGTGCGCCGAGGGCGGAAGTTGTCTTCTCGTCCACGACGAAAAGGCTGTCGTTGAAGACGCCGAGGAGGTCGAAGCGACCGCCGTAGATGAGGGGATCGCCAGTCTCGGGATTAAGGATAGGCTTGCCGTCCGTATCCTCGAGCGGAAGGGCGAAGGTGAACTCGACCGCGGGATCTCCGTTAGCCTCGATGAATGGCTGAATAACGTCAGTCGCAAGGGGGTATTCAAGAAAGTACGCGTCGAGCGCAGACAACATTCGCGCCATGGACTTGGTGTGGTCAGCGGGAGCTTCGTATTCGCCCCAAGCATGGATTAACGCTGTCATACCTTTTGCCCGGGCCTCGTCATGCGTAAGGTGCTCGGCGTGGAAGGCACGCCGAGTGATCTCCACCCCGCGGGCGAAGCAAGCCCCTGCGTGAAGGTGGATGGAAAGGGTGGGCGGGGATAAGCCGTCGAAGTATGCGAGTTTGGCTTTTGTCGGGCACTTGATGAAGGCGGCTCGGAGGGTGTTGTCGATGATAGGTGGAAAGCGCATGATGTTAGAGTCCCAGGGCAGCGTCGAGATCGGCCATAATGACCTGTTCATTAATGGGGGATTTTCCTTTCCGCTTTGCTGCTGTTTCCGCGGAGGAAATCCGTCCGGAGCGAAGCTGATTTACTACTTGTTGCGCAAGTTCGGGGGTGAGTTGCTCCCCCGCCAGGACGCGAATGCGAAGGTCGTCAAGGTCGATTGGGGTCATGGGAGGTCCTTTCAGTTGCCGGATGAATTCCCACCATACACCGTGGGGATAAGGTTGTCAAGCATTACTTTTCAAGAACAGGTAAGGGGTGCCAGCTTGTTGGCTTCCCTGGCTGGCGGCAGGGCGTGGAGAAGGGAGTCACACCCCTCCGTGGGGGCAGTACGGAACCAACGCCTCTGTCTCACGGCCTTTGACATTTGGGCTAGCCCTCGTTATAGGAGACGAGGATGACGGAGGTTGAGATGATCTCGCCACTGTCCGTGGTGCCGAGGTATGTGACCTCGACGTTCGACGGGGAGGAGGCCCAGTCGCTGTACCAATCTTTGACAGGCCGTCACCAGCCGGATGGATGGAGATTCCGTGCGGTGTCCTCGTCCGGCGCATAGACAACGGCGGAGTTGTAGGTGTCGTAGTCTTCGTTTTCAGTTTGGCTAATGAGGTAAATATTCATGGCTTTATCCTTCAGTTGTTGAACGGAGAATTTCAAGGGAGTTACGCAGGGTGGTCAGCTGGGCGCGCAGCCGCTCGTTTTCGTCGCGCAGTCGGCGAACTTCGGCGACGACTCTAGCGAACTCCTTTGCACGCGCATCGGCAACAGTGCGCCAGAACTCCACTTCCTGACGCAGCGCGTCGACCTCGGCCAGCAGCCGTTCATTCTCGGCCCGCAGCCGTTGTGCTTCTTTGCAAATGGGGGTCCCGCCTTCGTCACCAACCACGTTCGGGCACTGATGGGCTGCGAGAGCGAAGTTCTCGACCCGCAGCCGCTCGATCTCGACGGCGGCATTCCCCATCAGGTCGCCATAATATTCGATTAGGGTGTTCATCTTTGATTCCCCTCAAGGTATTTGATTCGTGCCTTCATCGACTCGACTTCCCTCTCCGCGACAAGGGCACGGTGGGCGAAATTTAGAATTTCGTCCAGCCGTGTAGCGATGGCGAGGACCAGCATCAGACCCAGGGCGGAGAGGGTGACTATCGTGGGGACAATCCAGACTAGGTGGAAAGTGTTCATCAATATCCCTCCATATCCCGATCTACCCGGTTAAGCACCAGGCGAATAGCGATCAGTACGACGAACAGCAGGGCGGCAAGCGAGCCTAGGGTAATGAGGAAGCAGGTCATGCCAGCACCTCCGTCTCGGTGATGCCCGGTTCCTTGATAGTTAGGCTGTCTTGCTCGATAACTACTTGGTATAGGTTCACTTGTGCATCCTCAGCGCGTTCTCGATCCCAGCGATCAGTTCCCTGGCGTTGAAAGCGCCGATTGTGGCGCCGTTACACTCCAGAATCACCCGGTCGCCCCAGTTCCAATGGTTGCGGATGCTTAGCAGACGCACGTCTCGCGCAAGACTGCTTGCCTCTTGTAGTTCGCGTAGGGTAGTTACGACTTCGGCCATCACAACACCTCCACGATGTAGTAGAGCAGGAGAAGCGTTCCGACTACGATCCACGGCAGCAGCCGCATCGCCTTGAGTTCCGCGCTTTCGTAGGGGCCGAAGACGGCCTGGCCGTCGTGGGGCAGGCGATCGGACATCTTCTCGAAGTACAAGGTACGCCTATGGTTCATTTCCTTCTCCTGGAACAGTCGAGGCAGATACGAATCCGTTTTCGCCCTGCGCTCGGAATAAACTTCCAATGCGATCCGTAGAGGCTAAAGATACGCTTACACTGTTGGCATTTCCAAGTCACGCGCCTTCCCTCCGCCGGAAGATCCAGTCAAGTCCGGCAAGGTACCGCTCATTAGGGAAGCGTGCAACCAGTTCCAGTCCGCACTTGTCGGCGAGGATCAGCATCGACCGGCGAGTGAAGATGTGGTAGTGTTCAATCTCTGCCCAGTAGGGGTTCTCCCCACCGAGGCCTTTGAACACTGGACTGCTCCCGTCGGGGGTGGAAAGGATGAGGGTTCCATCGGGGAGCAGTGACTGCAGTACCCCCTTCAACCACCCCTCGGGATTGGGGAAGTGCTCAACGACATCTCCCATGAGGATGATGTCGAACTTGGGCCAGTCGTCGCTGATCTTCGATTTAGCGAAGGGCGCACTGACTCCGAGGGTATTGAGGGCTTGTAGCACCGCCAAACGATTATCGACGAAGTAGGCAGTGCAGCCCAGGGCCTCCGCGGCGAAACCGGCGGCTCCGCTGCCGCAACCGAAGTCAAGGATAGAACCGCGGGATGCTCCGCTCATTGCGAGGGTAAGTGCCCACTTCGGGATTTGCCCGCCAAGGGTTTGCCACTGGGGCAACTCATGAGGGAGGGTGTTGGCCTTGGCCAGCGCGCGGTCGAAGCCGCTGACTTCGGCGAAGTGGCCGCAGCTTGTACACTCCGTCCATTGGAGGGAGTGTGGACAAGCTTTGCTCCACATCGGGTGGCGAGTGCAGTTGAAGCTAACCGCCGGATGTTGAGGCTGATTGCATATGGGGCAAGTCATTCGAGGTCCTCTTGCTTCCGCTCCCAGCGCTCACGAGCATACTCGTCCGCCAGGGCGCGGTCCTTCTCGGCCCGCTTGGCGAGCTCCTGCTGCACCCATGCGTCGGCTCTGCGACAGAAGAGCAGGTTGCGCAGCTGATGAGCCAAGGCAATCAATTGATTCTCCACCATTTCCACGTCGGGCGCGGTGGTTTCCGCTGCTTGTTGCGTGGCGGCTATCAGCGAGGCGAGGAGCGCGAGGTCCTCTTCGGCATTCAGGTCGAATTGCTCAGCAATTACGGACTGCGCTAACTTCGGGTCCCGCAACCACTCCGCAGCGTGGTTCTCAGCCTCTTCCTCGAGGGCTTCCTGCGCCTCGGCCTCCTCGCAGGCGTCTTGATACGGCTGCTCCAGCCAGTTGTCATAGCTCATGATTGTCTCCTAGTCTATATAGCCATTGCAAGAAACGGGTTGTCCATGGAGTAGAGTACGCGCTTAAGTTTCATCGGGGTCTCCGTAGGTTAGTGAGGTACAGCCCCAAGCCCCCGAACGAGGGCTTGAAGATGTTACTCGGCCGACTCCTGGGGACAGACGAACTTCATAATCGGAACGTCTTCGACGATTTCGACCCACTTGAAGGTTGTCCGCTGTTCTGTCCGCTCGACGATGATTGTGCAGGTTGAGTCCTCGGCCAAGTAGGCCGCGAAAATCCAGTTGACGAATACGGACTCCTCGTCGAGGTCTTCAAGCAGAATCGTCGTCCGCCACTCGAACGTGCGCTTCCGTTCGTTTGGATCGTCGGTCGTGACGATCTCGTCTGGATCACCCGCGGTTGCTGTGATTAGGGAATCCAACTTCTGGGCCAGCTCGCCGTCGTTGAAACTATCGTAGCTAATCGCTGGGAGGTAGATGGAGATTGTCGGCTGATAGCTCGACATGCTGATTGTGCTGACATCGACATCGGGGAGCTTCGTCGTGAGGGAATTAAGGCGTTTGAGCGCCAACTGCCGCTCGGCGATGATGTTGATGTAGGCGCGCTTTACTGCGGCGATGGCTTCGATCATAGAGTTCATAGTATGGTCTCCGATTGGTTGTGGGTAGGCGGAAGCTTACCCCCACTAGGCCGCGTTGCGTTACGAGCGGCCTAGGGAGGGGTTCCTCGGCTATCGAATTGTGGGTGCGGTCTCCGGGGGCTCAACCAGCGTGGAGAAATGGAGGATTTGCTCCGGAGTACTGTGGGTTTTGTCGGCCAGCGTGTCAGCGGACAACTTTCCCTCGGCGACGAGCATTGCCGAGAGGATGCGAATGAGTCCCCCGCATACGAGGTATTCCTCGGCCAGGGAACTCAGGGACTTCACGGCTCGCCGCTCTCCGTCTGTTCCTGCAAATTCCGACAGCAGGCCCAAGATGGGCAGCATCGCACCCATCCGTTCAGTTTTCTTGATTTGCCTTGCGATCTCCGAGTGGATATCAGCCAGGGTCAACTTATCTTTGTCAGTCATCATTCTACCTCTTGTTGTGCTGTCTTGATCCAATTCCGGAGGAGCTGACTGATCAGCTCCGACCGGGCTCCATACTCCACTCCCCCGCGGAATACGTCTGCGAGGATGAGCTCTGTCTTAGCCGCGAGATCCGCTGGAATGTGGATACTCCAGCGGACGTAGGGCATGGCTTTCTTAGGCCGGCCCATTTGCCTGTTCCCTTTTCAGTTTATCATACCACACTTTGACAGGATATCCTTGCGCGCCGGCGAGGCTAGCGAGGAACTTGAACTGTTCGAAGGTAAGGTTGTCTTCGCGCACTGCCGTCTTCATTGCTGCATTAACCTTGGGCCAGGAATCCCCGAACCAGTTCTGAATATCCCGCAAGGCCTGTGCCTCGGCCTCGGCAGGGTTGGTGGTGTCGTACTCGGTATTCGTATGCATGATGGCTACTCCGTTATCGGATGTGTGCGAGCCCAGGCAAGGGCATTCCGCCGAACATTGAAGCTTTTTCCTGTCTTCATATCCGTTGGATCAGTCACATACCAGCGATTATCATCAGGGTTCCAACTGATATCCCAACCGCTGACTGGAGGTTGCCGGACAAAGGGTTCCGTTCCATTCATAAGTGGGCGTGTACGAGTTGTTTGCATGGTTGCTAAATTCCCAGGGAGAGTTGAAAGTGGCCGGCGAAAATCGCCTCGATTCCGACCGCTGCATTGAGACAAGCTGGACATTCAACCTCGATTGCCTCGAGTTCTTCGACCGTTAGCTCGAGGTGGGTGTATCCTTTCCAGTCGGCCACGATCGACCGGCGAACGTAACGCTGGTCAGTTTCCACCTCCAGTCCGAGCCCACATGTCACAAGCGTGTGGTGCTCGCAGGTGGGGCAGGTTTGCCGGCGAATGAAGGCGATTCGCCGAATGGCCCTTGGCATGGGCAGAGGGTTGGATGGAATCGGGGCTACGTCCGCGTTCGCCACCGTGGGCTTTGCGGTTTTCTTCTCAACTGCCTTGCGTTTCCGCTCAGCCTCGACCATTGCGTCCAGTTCCGCCATGAGGTCCATTATTTGACTCCAAACTGAGTATTATTTTCTGCCTCAAGCGCATCAACATCCTCCGACATTGCTACCAAGGTGTTGGCTGCCCGCTCGATGAATTCATGCACAGCGACCCGTCCGCTATTCAAATCCTCGCGGATAAGGTCAAGTTCTCGCAAATACTGGGAAAGGTCCATGATGTTAGTCCTTGAGCCAAGAGTGAATGATGAATCCATCATCCCGATGCATGGTACTGCAGGCCTGGATCTGCGCGTTGTGTAGGCCGTCAGTGTAGGTAACTGGCCCATGTTCATATTCCACAACGATCTGCATTTCTGGCCAGTTCGTCGCGATGAACTGCATTGCTTGTTGCTTGGTCATCTTGATCTCCGTTACGTTGAGTGGGAAGGTGCCCAGGATGCGCGGGGCGTAAATCGCGCGCATTCGCACCCATTATACACACGGTTAATCCAGCTTGTCAAGCCCCTTGCCCCCCAACTTCCGTCCGCCGTACCCGGGCCGCACTCGCCCCGCGTACCGCACTCGCCCCGCGTACCGCACTCGCCCCGCCCCCG